AGACGCTTGACGAGGGACTCGGGCAGGCCGTGCTTGACGGCGATGCGGAGCTTGAGGTTCTCGGCCTCCAGGGCCGGGACTCGCTCGCTGCTGCCCTTGTTCGCTTCGGCCTCCTGCTCCGCCTTCGTCGCTCGGTCGCGGAGGTTCTTCGCTTCCGAGTTCAGCTTGCGGATCTTGTCGAGCGCCTTGCCGGAGTCGAACTTGTCGCCCTTGTCCGCCGGGTCGGCCGGGTCGGCAGGATCCGCGGGATCTGCCGGGTCGGCGGGATCCGCCAGGTCCGCCGGGTCGGCCGGGTCGACAGGATCTGCGCCGCCTCCCTTCGCGCCGTCGTCTCCGTCGAGCAGGCGGATGCCGCGGAGCTCGAGCGAGGACAGGCCGATGCGTGCGGTGCCGTCGATGGTGCACGGGGCGAACGTCGATCCGGTGGTGCTCTTCATGTGCCCTCCTGGGGCGGTCGGGCTGCCACCAGGGCAGCGGTGTCTCTCGGCCCTGTGCGGGTCGAGGAGTCAGTGGGTGGCGGGGCTGTCGCGGAAGCCGCCGCTGCGGCGCAGGCGGGGCAGCACGCTCTCCTGGGTGCGGGACTGGCCGGCGGCGTTCGCCTCGCGGGCGGCGCGGTCGTACGCGTCGATGAAGCCCTGCTCCTGCTCGGTGGGCTGCCACTCGCCGTAGACGATCTCGGATGTGCAGCCGCAGTGCGAGTGGAAGTGCATGCCCTTGCCGCCGCCGCGGCTGTCTCGAGCGACGGAGCCCTGCGAGGACGCCTGCGACCGGTAGACCGGGCCGCGGGAGCAGAGCATGGCGCAGAACGTGCAGGGGTCGCCGTCGGAGACTCGACGCCACCCGACAGCTTGCCGGTCCTGCTCCGTGGTGATGTCGACGGTCTCGCGGCCGCCCATGAGCACCTGGCGGCGCAGCATGCCGGCGTACCCGTTGCGGGCCCGGGCGAGCGCGGTGGGGCCGCTCATGCCGCGGCCGACGAGGTTCTTGACCCGCAGGGGCCCGGCGATGCGGAGGATCTGCGAGTTCAGGGCCGCGTCGAACAGTGGCCGGCCGACGGGCTGGACGTCATTGACGCCCTCCGCCTTCCGGTACTGGTCGATGTACTCGCGCGTCGTCGCCGCGGACTGGGCGTACAGCTGGCTGGTGAGTGCCACGTTCTCGGCGAGCCAGCGGAGGCCGGACCCGTCGAGGTCGGCCGCGTCGAGGCGGTCCCACAGTGCCAGGCCCGCGGTGGCCGCGCGTGCGGCGATCGCGAGCTGCAGGCGTCGGTTCGCCTCGGTGAGTGCGCGCCCCTCTGTAGTGAGCGCCACCGGGCTACCCCTGCGCCCGGAGCGCCTGGGCGATCTGCTCGTCCGCGGACGGGTTCTCGCGCTTGTGGTCTGCCCACGCCTTGGCGACGTCGGGCGTGACACCGGGGATCCGGTCCCACAGCTTCTCCGGCGGGACGCCGAGCTGCGTCGCCATCTTGCCGAGCGCGTCAGCCGCCTGCGACATGGAACGGGACTGGAAGTCGGTCCAGTCCATGACGACGGTGAAGTCGGCGGCGTCCTCGGATCGGCCCTCGACGTGCGCGGACAGGCGCAGGGTCTGCACGTGCGAATCCCCGAAGCCGACCTTCCGCTCGCCGGCCTTCATGTCGAGCATGGCGCGGGCCTCGGTGATGGCGTCAGCGGACAGGTTGATCATGTCGCCGGTCAGGGAGTGCGACGGTGTCTGCGACACCGCGGCGAGGGTCTCGACGTCGCGCTCTTCGGCGGCGATCAGGCCGTCGGGCTTCGTCTCGTCGAGGGTGCCGAACTGGACGTCCGGGCCGCCGGTGAGGATGTCGTTCTGCCGCAGCAGCAGCTTCCGCTGGGCCGCCTCGACGTCGTCCTTCGGGTCCTCGAGGCCGACCGCGGTGCGGACCTTCCAGGAGTTGAAGTGCTGGATGACCATGCGGTCGAACGTGGTCTTGTTGATGCGCTTCGCGAGGGGGATGAACGGCTCGACCTCGCCGGGCGTGCGGCCCTCGAGGTCGATCTGGTTGGAGTACCGGATGGCCGGCGCGACGCCGACGCCGTGCACCTGGTATTCGATGAACGTCAGCCCGGTGTTCTCCTGGCCGAGCGTGTAGACCGCTTCCTCGTCGACGACGATCCAGTGCGAGCCCCGCTTGACGATGTAGTACATCGGGTACTCGTCCTCGACCGGGTCGGCGTAGACCGCGAACAGCTCGCGCGGCGACCGGCCGCGGATGACCGCGGCGCGCTGCACCTCTCGCTCGTCGTCCCGGACGCCGGGCATGACGGTCGTGTAGGAGTACCCGTACGCCAGCGCGGCGCGGTGGATGGCGCGCTGCCTCGAGGGCATGCGGTTGCGCTGCCACGGGGTCCAGAACGCGTCGAGGTTGCGCCCGGATGCCGACCGCACCGCCTCGGCGACGAGCTGCTGAGCGACGGTCGTCACGACGAGCGTGAGCCACGGCGTCTGCGCGATGTCGCGGAGCTCCTTGTGCTCCTTGTTCGCCTGCGGCGGGAGGGTGATCGCCTCCGGGGTCCACCGGTACCAGTCGTCGATCGACTTGAGCCGCTGCCACTCGGTCTGCGCGCCCGGGATGAGCACGTTCTGCGCGAGTGCCACGACGTTGGCGGGGGTCATCACCATACCTGTCCGCCTCTCTTCTGAGCGTGGTTGTTGAGGATGAGGCGGCGCACCATGCGGGCACCGACCATGCAGACGGCGAGGTCGATCTTGTTCTTCGACTCGCGGCCGTCCTTCGCGATCGACACGTAGCCGGCGACGGGGTAGCGGCGGGCGTTCAACACGTGCCGGCGCAGTCGTGCGTCGTCGTCGTGGGTGAACGAGGCGGACTTGATCTCCTCGAGCGTGAACGCGACGGCGGAGGCGAAGTCGCGGGCGTTGTCGCGCGCGGACATGTCGAACATGACCGAGTGCCCCTTGCCGCCCTTCGTGCCGGACGCCCAGACGCGCAGCTTCTGGCGGTAGCGCTGGTGCCAGGTGTCGAACAGCGGGTCCCAGTAGCGGTCCATCGTCTCGTCGTCGAGGACGTGAGATGGGTCGCCGAAGAAGCCGCTGACGCGGTACCGGTCGAACGCGAATGCGACCTTGGCGTCGACGTCCTCGCGGGGTGCGAGCCAGCCGTCGCCGCGCTTCCCGGGCGGCCGCTGCCACATCCCGACGGTGAACACGTGCCCGTCGGACATCCGGCAGCCGACGAGCGCGGTCGCGTCGTCGGACTTCGAGCAGTCGAGGAACAGCACGACCTCGTCGCCTGGCTCCATGACCGTCTCCGGCGCGCGGAGCGGGTCCCACTCCGCGGGCTCCGTCCACGCGTCCTCGGCGGCGACGATCTGGTTGTACCACTTGCGCCGGGACTCGCTGGGGGTGTTCGCGGGGTTCGCGATCGACTTCTTGATGCGCCCTTCGGCGTCGAGCCAGATCGCGTCGCCGCGGACCGCCTTGACGACGGACGGGGCCGCCTCGAGGGTGAGGGGTGCGTCCGGCGGGGCTTCGAGGGAGTCGTACAGGACGCCGAACTCGGCGAACGCTGCCCCCTCGCCGACGGTCTGCTCGTACGCCTCACGGGCGCGCTGCGCGACCGAGTCCTCGCCGGGCCGGTACGCGTTGCAGATGTCGAGCATCCGGGCCGGGGAGCCGACCTCGGACTTCGCAGCGTTGCCCTCGATCGCGCCGGCCATCGCGTGGCCGCCGTTGGAGCTGTTCCAGTTCTGCGTCTCGTTCCGGACGATCAGCGACGGACGACCACCCTCGATCGCCATGACCGACGCGGTGACCGCTTCGATCTGGCGGGTGTCGCCCATGCCCCACACGTTCTGACGGCCGACCTGAATGCCGTACTGCCGGCGTGCTTCGGCGCTGATCAGGGAGGGGAACAGCTTCATCGTGTTCTGCGTCTGCTGCTGCGACACGGCGACCATCTGCACCCACGCGTTGGGGTTGTCGCGGCCGATCGGGCGGTCACCCTCCCAGCGGTCGAACAGAGTCGGTCCGAACAGGTGGCCGACGCCCAGGGTCGCGGCGACAGGGTCCTTGCCCCACCCCTTGAGTCGCTGCAGAACCCCCGAGTGGTAGGTGAAGTCGCCGGTCTCGTCGAGAGCGAAGAACCAGAGCAGGAACCGCGTCTGCTCGGGGGTGTACTGCCAGGGCCCGCGCTTCCCGCGCAGCCACACACCGCACCAGGCGAGGAACTCCCACCCCAGGGTCACGTCGGGCAGCACCCACCCGTCGCCGGACCAGTCCCACGTCGGGCCGATCTTCGTCGGCTCCCACGCGAGGTCCGCCGGCGGCGGCGTGCGGTCGAGCATGTCCCGGTACCAGGCTTCGATCTCCCGGTACTCGCTGGTCTCAGTGGTCAGCTGCGCGGCAGCACTACGCGCTCGCGCCATAGGGCGTTGCCCATCGCGAGTTCGCTGCCGACCGCTGCTGGTTCGCGGCCGCGGGGGCCTCGGCGTCCGGCAGCTTGAGCGCCCGGAGGAGCGCGGCCTGCGTCGCGCGGTGCTGCCGGATCTCCGACAGCAGCGGGTGCGCGACGGTCTGGCCCATCGACCCCGACGTCGTCAGCGAGTCCCCGTCGAGCTCCTCGGCCATCTGCGTGATCAGGTCGGCTTCGGCGCACGCCGCGCGGAGCAGCTCGAGCTCGTCCTGGCGTAGGTCGTATGTCGCCAGGGTCTCCTGCCAGAGCTTCTTGCCCGTCGCCTTGAGCGAGCGGGGCGCTGCAGGCTTCTTCGCGCTGGTCATGGTGCCCTCCGGGGACGCTGGTGCGCCACCGGGGCGCGGGCTACAGCGTCGGCACGCGGAGCGCAGCCAGACGCAAGGGGGCGGAACCGAAGCGGTTGCCCGTGAGTGCGATGTAGCGGCCGGTCGAGTAGACCTCGATCGCGCGCTCGCCATCGCGGAAGTTGCGGCCAGGGCCCTCGTTGAGGCGGCCGAAGATGTGGAGGCCCTCGCCGGATCGGGAGATCTCGACGTAGGTGCCGGGGTTGGCCTCGAGGACCTCGAGCGCCCAGTCGGCGACCGCGCCGTCGACGAGGCAGTGGTCGAGGTCGATACAGCCGACCCCGTCGCCGAGGACGAATCCGACGCCCTCGCCCTTCGTCGAAGCGGCCGCGTCCTCGAAGGAAGACCACGTCGTCGCGTTGGTGGACGACGCCGATCGTCCGGCGATGGTGATCGGGCGCTTCGTCCGCGTGTACCGGACGAAGCGGTCGCGCTCACGCATCTCGGCGGGGACCTCGCCGGCGCTCTTGGCACGTCGGTGGGCCTTCAACCGGCAGTTCGGGGAGCAGAAACGGGCACCTGCGCGCATCAGTCGCAGCGAAGCGCCGCACTCCTCGCACCCGGTCGTCGTCATGCCCTAATCGTACCCGATGAAACGGATAAATGCCGAGAACATACGGAAGTAGCAGGGAGCAGCGGTCGCCGATCGACCGCTCCTTCCGAGCGAATTTGCGGCGAATCCGGCGCTGACCAGGGCTTTTCGCCGCGGAAAAACAGGGAGAGTGCGCACGCAGGATCGGAACTGCTATCCGGCGGTTTACCGCCACCCTCATCGGGGAGTCCCCCCCACCCCTGCGACGAGGGGCTAGACCGGGGCCGGGGAGGCGAT